TGCGCTCGCGGCGCGCAAGTCCTTTGCGCACCAGATGGCCGAGCAGTATGCTTGCCCCTGGGCGCGTCATCTTCAGCGCCCCCATGGCATCGTCACACGATATGCCGCGCCGGCCGGCATCTATCAGCACCCCCATGGCAACCGCCATGGACCAGCTGATTGGAAAACACTCCTGCGGGATGTTTTTGAGTGCTGCCAAGGTTTTTTTAAGTTTCATCATTTTTTGCTCCTCATCAATTTCTGATCATCTTGTTAAGCCCGATAGTTTTGTGCCCGTCATAATCCAGAAAAGTTTCATGATTTTCTCCTTTTTGAGTAGTTGGACGCTCTTGTGGCCTTGTGTGTATGTGTTAATGTTAGCACACAGCTTGATTGTGTCAACAGCTTGATTATAAATAATCTCAATCTCTCATTGCACTCCCTGCGGGCTGTTGACTCAGCAGCGATCATGCGCCGCGGCTGGCCACTGGCGCGCTCTGTGCTGACGATATCCGAGTATCGGTCAGCATATTTTTGGGCCACGCGCGCGCGCATACTTGCTGGGATCTGGGCTAGCTGGTCGCGCAGCCATCGCGCGTCGTGGGGGTGATGATCAGCCGGCAGCATACCACTCCTCGACAGCCTCAAGTGCTGCCTCCCAGCCGAGCGCGACGCACACAAACGCGCCCTGGGTATCACATCCTGCAAGATACTCAAGCTGCCCGTTCTGCCAGCGGCTCTGGGTGTGGTCTTTGCGCTTAAGCTCACACACAAACGACGGTCGCCCCGGGATGATGATGTCGGCCGCTCCTTTGGTCATGCCCTCAGCCTTGTGCCGTGCCGCCTGCCCGTGCGTGCGTTTTCCTTCGTTTCGTGGGTGGATGGCTATCATGCGCAGCGCAGGCCGCCTGCGGCCAAGCTCAGCAAAAAAAGTCACTTGCTCAACGGCTTCGCTTGGACATTCTCCGCGAAACGATTGATCTCCAAAAACTTCAAACCAGTCTGGGAATTTCATAGTGCGTCCTCCGGCTCGTTAAATGCAAAAATTGTAAAAAAATCGCCGTCCTTTTTCGCTGACACGGTTTTGATCTTCGACCAGTCGGCGAGAATTGAAACCTCCGCCGGCGTGCTGTCTGTCGATATATCCAGCGCGCGGCACAGCAGCACCCATTTTTTTCGAAACGTCGGTGTGAACCACGCTGGAAACGTGCGGTACTCCGTGCGGATGTCAACGCGGATTATCTCATCACCTTTTCGGCTCAGGGTTTTCATGCCGTCCGCATGGATCACGGCATCAGTGCTGAGCGCTGACGGATCGCGTTTCATGCGCTTAAAATCTCGCACAAGTTTTTCGTTCGGATCAACCAATTCGCCTCGGCATTTTTCACAGTACCGAGCGGCGATGTCGTTTTCGTGTGCGCAGTGGTCGCAGATTTTCAGTGTCCAACGGTAGCCGCATCGCTCGCCAGTGCGTCTGTCTGCACCCCAGCAGCGCCGGCCGAAATGCGCAGGCAACGGCAGTTGCGCACCCGTCAGATCCAGGCAGTAGCCGAACTCATCCACAGCGTAGCCGTCCGGGTTTGGCCTGGCCGCGAACTTGTTGATCACACTGCACAGCGGGCATCGCGCACTGATCGGCATCCCTGGCTCGCCGTTCTTTTTCGCACGGATTTTTGGAGAAAAAATATCATCGTCTAGCTCTTGATTTGAAATATTTTCGGCGTAGTCCAGGATCAGACAATTTTGCTTGCCATCACTCAAGCGCAGGCCGCGCCCGATAATTTGCTGTAGCAGTGCCGCGCTTTCCGTGCGCCTGAGCAGCGCGATTACATCAACGTGCGGGGCGTCAAATCCGGTCGTGAAAACCGCGACATTGACCAGGTATTTGAATTTCCGCGATTTGAAATCTGACACAACTTTTGCGCGCTCGGCGGCGCTTGTCTCGCCGGTCACCAGCCGGGCAAGCGCTGGCGGCAGGCTGGCTAGCACCTCTTGAGCGTGCTTGATAGACGCCGCGAAAAACATCACCCCCAGACGATCGCGCGACAGCTCCACTACCTCAGCGACGATCTCAGCGGTCAGACGCCCTTGGCCGGTGAACGCGCGATCCACACTATCCGCAGTCCAGCTGCCTGTGCTGCTGCGCTCTAGTGCCGATGTGTCATAGTGCGTCGCTGGATCGTGCGCAAGCGGAGCGGTCAGGTAGCCCATCTGGATCAGCTCTTGCGCCGTGATCCTGTCTACCAGCTCGGCAAAAAAAGGCTCAGCGGCATAGTCATCGCTCAGCACTGTATCGCCGTGACGCCCGTAGATGTAGCCGTCACCCATGCGGTACGGGGTGGCAGTCATGCCGATGATGCGCAGGTTTTTATTCGCCGTGCGCATCGCGTCCACGAGCTCGCGGATGGTTGGCGTTATCCCGTGCGCCTCGTCGATGATCACAGCGCAGTATCGCGCGTCGAACGCTTCGACGCTGTTTTTTATCGTCAGCGGCGTGCCAAAAATCACCGGATGCTTGAGACATTTTCCGCCAGCGGTTGCGCTGAAAATACTCGCAGGGTTCCCAGTTGCTAGATATTTCTCGCGGTTCTGTGTCACAAGTTCCGCGCTCGGCGCAGTACACAAAACGCGCTTGCCGCTGTGCTTGTGCAGCCACTGCGCAACGTGCGCGATGATGTGGCTTTTGCCTGCGCCGGTTGCTGCCTCGATCAAGCACGGCGCAGTGCTGCGCCGTACGTGATTGATGATGGCGTCTGCGCTGCGCAGCTGGTATGGGCGCAGGGTCATCAGTACACCATCTTGATGCGAGGGATTTGATTTTTGACGATCAAAGATATGGCCGTTTTTGCATCAGTCTCTGATAGACCTCCGGCGACAAAAGCGTCAAGAGCTTCGCGGTTGGCAGTCTTACGATGCTCAGTGTCTCTTGCTCTTTCTTCGTCTAGTTTTTTTGCCTCATGGGCTGCGCGCTCGATTCTCTGGCGCTCTGCTTCGGCTGCTGCTTTTGCTCTTGCTGCCGCCTCGCGCTCAGCTCTTTCTGCGCGCTGTTCGGCTTCCACTGCTTCGCGTTTCGCGCGTTCAGCTGCTGCAACGGCTTCTGCTTCGCGCATTGCTGCCGCCAGTTGTTCTGCTTGCGCTGCGCGCTCTGCTTCTTTGCGCGCACGATCTTCAGCCTCGCGCACCATGAACTCTTCACGCTCTTTCTGCGCGCGAGCCTGAGATTCTGCGCGCAGGCGCGCTAGCTCCTCCTGCTCTTCATCTTGTTTTTTTCTTTCTTCCAGCGCGCTTGATAGTTTTGCTACAGCAGCGGTTTTTGCCTTATGCGCCAGCATCTGAAATTCTTCAAAAGAATAATCGATTGCTACTTCTGAGATTGCGCCTAGTTTTTCTGCAATTTGCTGCGCTGTCATGCCGTCAGTGTGTGCATCTAGCAGCATATCAAGGCGCATTTGATGGCGCTTTTTTCTATCTTCTTCTGCGCATTCCCAGTCCGTTAACGGCTTGCGGACTTCATCGCGCCATGCGTCAAGAGTTTCGCGCACGCGCTTGCGCTCAGCATCAATTTTTTTCGGAAGCTCTTTCAGGTCGGCGACAAGGGCTTTGCCGACTTCATCAAGAGCGGTCTTAGACCTGGCGACCTTATACGCCATCGATGCGATTTCATCGCGGCCTTTTTTTGTCGACGCGTCAGGAATAAACGCGTCGATTTCTTCGCGAATTTTTACCAAAAAAGGATCAACTCCTTTTTCTGTGCTGAACACTTCAAATGCGTTTTGTTTTGGGATTTCAATAATATTTTTTTCGGTTTCCATTTTTTAATCTCCTGGTTTTTTTGGCTACTTCAGCACCCACACCGTTGACGGTTTGCCGCGGTACGGCTCAAGGTCAGCATTGGGCAGCAGGTCTTTGACGATCTTGGAGTACGACACAGACCCAGCGCGCTCGGTTGGATATACTAGCAAGTCGCCAAACTGGCATTTTTGGCCGCCTGCTTTTTCGATCAATTTTTCGCGCAGATTGTCCACGCGCTTTTGTGCCAGCGCCAAGTGTTCGACTGCCGAGCGGTACTCATCGCCCCAGTCTGTGTCGGTCATGATCTTGATGAGCGGCTCAAGATGCGGTGAGTTTTCGTCGGCGCGCTCGATACGGTAACGGTCGTAAAACTCGCGCAGTTTTGGCAGCATTTCCGCGAGAAATGTTTCGTCAAGATAAACAACTTCCAGCATCGAATATCCGCGCGGGGTCCACTGATAAAAATAGCATTTATTTTTTTCAGCGCACAGCATTTCAAGCTGAATTTGGACGTAATAGTGCGGCTGTTCTTTCGCAATTTTGAAGACCGGGTTTTCGTCGTTGCGCAGGCTGTATGGACATTTGCACTCGACAACTGCATCGTCCCCGATGAGTCCATCAGGCGATGCGCCCAGCCAATCGGCATACTCAAAAAAACCGCATGGCTCGACATTAAACCCGGTCTCCAGCGCAATATCGGCCAGCGCGTACGGTTCGAATTTCGAGCCGTATTCTGTCGCAACATTGCCGGTAAATTCGCTTTCTGCGCCGTGCCATTCTCGCACCATGGCGCGCATAGCTTCGTGCGGTTTCATCCACGGAGACAATCCAAGAATTGCGCCAGCGCGGCTGCCGGTGATGCGTCCGCGGCGTGCGTCAAACCATTCTTTCGTTCGCTGTTCCATTTTTTTTCTCCATTGTTGTGTGGTTGCGCGCATTTTGAGCGCGCGTGTTTTTTAACATCAGAACGGGATGTCGTCGCCATCGAAGCCATCCGCGACAGCGGCCGGCGATTGGCGCCGCACTTGTTGCGCAGCAGCGTCCGTTTGCTTTTTCGCGGGCGCGACTGCTTTTACCCAGTTGCCCGTTTTGCCGTTCATTTCCCACAGTCCTAGCTTAAGAAACATCGGTTTGTTCGCAAGCGCCGACTGCAACGACAAGTCCGTTGGTTTTGTTCCGGCCGCCACCAATTTTCCGCCGCAGTTGTGATCTATCGCCGCCAGCATTTTCAGCGCCTTTTCGCGCTTGCTGCTGTCGCTATCCTCGCTGCGGATTTTTTGGAAAACCTTTCGGTTTTGGTATTCGCCCTTGAGCACAACCCATGTGCATTTAATCGTTGTATCGCCTTCATAGGTGTCATAACCCACAGACTCAAGAGCCGCCAGGACAACGGTGTTTTCCGGTAGCGGTTCGCCGCCGGCTTGCTCGTAAGTCCCGTCCGTATTTGCTGCTGATCCGAAAAAATTGCTCATATTTTAACTCCAATTAAAAATTGTTTTGGATATTAGCCGTAGCCGAAGCCGAAGCCGTTGCCGTAGCCGTTGCCGTTGCCGTAGCCGTTGCCGGAGCCGTCGCCGTTGCCGTCGCCGTTGCCGGAGCCGTCGCCGGAGCCGTTGCCGGAGCCGGAGCCGGAGCCGGAGCCGGAGCCGGAGCCGGAGCCGGAGCCGTTGCCGGAGCCGGAGCCGTTGCCGTTGCCGTTGCCGTTGCCGGAGCCGTCGCCGGAGCCGAAGCCGGAGCCGCTATTCAGCTTTTGCATTTTCCGCCCCTGAAATTGATTCGCACGATTTCTCAGAGCATGGGATTATCTCTATTGCTTCGAGCCAAACCGAATCCACAGGGGCGCAAATTTTACTTTCTTTTTCGAGAATTCCGTACAGCGCCACTGCGCTGAGACTGATAGACTCAGCCGCCCACCAGCGCCACATTCTACGTCCGGAAGACAGGATCACTTCACGTCCCTGTTTTTTTTCAAGCGTGCCAAACCACACGCCGGCACTGTAAGTGCGGATTATGACTTTCTTTCCGATCATTTCTTGACCTATTTCATCGTTCATTTTTTTGCTCCTTGATTGTAAAAAGGGATAAAAGATAAAAGTGGATTCGTCCCATCGTGCGGCAGCGGTATTTCTGGTTCGATGGGGTAGCGGCTTTTGGCCAGGGTGTACCCGATAATTCCGTCACTTGTAGTTATAATTTTTCTGTCACCCGTCTGGATTAACTTTCCGAATTTTGTTGTCTGGCCTCTTTTGTTTGTCTCAGCGCCCTTCACAAACGCCTCTTTGACGACATAAAAAACCGCGTCCATCAGGTTAGTGTACACCGGCACCGACAGCGCAGGCATGTCGATGCCGTATGTCGTGTAGTCGTCCGTGTCCGGGCGGTTTTTCACCTTTTGCAGGCCGGTGTGGGCAAGGAAAACTACTGCCATGTTTTTAATTTTTCTCAATTTCTGGCCCGCTATCTGTACGTCGCGGTGCATCATCGCTGTGGCCTGAAAGCCTTTGTTGTACCCGCCGCACGCATCGCTGATTGCCGCCACACCGTGCTCGATACACAGCTCGTCTTCAAACATAGCATTTAGCGATGTCACTGTGTCTATAACGACCGTCTGCCGGTCATGCTCTTGAGTCGCAAGCCAGCGGAGTTGGTCAATAACTTGCTCCTTTACTGACAGTTTATTCTTTTTCGTTGCCGCCTCCAGCGGCGGCATGAATTTCGGGCGTGCGTCATCGTCCCATGTCTCAAAAACCGACTGTGACCCTTCAGCCTGGACAAAAACAGGCGCTGGGAACAACGCGGCCAGCGTCGTCTTGCCGGCTCCTGCTCCGCCCACGATCGTGATCATGGGCGGGTCTATTTTGGGGGGGGCAAACATTTTTTTTACTCCTTGGGTTGTGCGGTGTGTAGCAAGATTATTTGTGGCGTGGTATCTTGTCAAGCACAATTTGCAAGCGAGGTTTAAAAAGATGAGGACGAAAGACGCTGTCAGATATTTTGTTACAGTGCGCCGGCTCGCTGACGCGCTGGGGCTGTCGACCCAGGCTGTGTATCAGTGGGGGTCGGTCGTGCCAGAGCTGCAAGCCTACCGGCTGGAGCGCATCAGCAAGGGCGTACTACGCGCTGACGATGCTGACGATGCGGAGCCGCGCGCATGAACCACATGGACTACATCGAGGCAGGGCTGCGGATTTTTGGGTTGCACGGGGCCACCGACGGCAAATGCGACTGCGGTAACCCGTCGTGCGTGTCGCCGCTTAAACACCCGCGCTCAGCGGCGTGGCAGCACACACCGCACTGGTCAGATGAGCAGCTAGACGTCATGCAGATGATGGGGCAGCTTGCGACCGGCTGGGGTGTGCTGGTCTCCGACGGGCTGCTAGTAGTAGACATCGACCCGCGCAACGGCGGGATGGAGTCATACACCCGCATGGGGCTGCCGCTCAAAGAGCAGTCAGGCTTTGTCGTGGCCACCGGCGGGGGTGGATGGCATATCTACTTCAGAGCGCCAGCTGATGCGGCGCTGGTGTCGCACGTCAAGAGTCTGCCCGGCATCGATTTTAAGAGCTCGGGCTACGTAGTGGGCGCTGGCTCGCTGCATGCGTCGGGGCTGACGTACGATGCGGAAAAAGGTCACCCGTGCGACATCGGGCCGGCTCCTGCCGAGCTGCTGGAGCTGCTGCGCCAGCCGGATCGTCACCGCGCCGAGCACAGCGGCGGCATCGTGGACGTGTCGAGCGATGACATAGCCGGGATGCTGGCGGTGATAGATCCAGACGTCGACTATGAGACGTGGGTGCAGCTGGGAATGGCGGTGCATGACGCAACAGGCGGGGCGGGGCTTGATCTGTGGGACGTATGGAGCGCTCGCGGGAAAAAATATCAGCGCGGGGAGTGTGACAAAAAATGGCACAGTTTCGGTCGGTGCCATGGCGGCACTGCCGTCACTATCGGCACGCTGATATACCACGCCGAGCGCGCCGGGTGGTCTGCGCCGGTCACTTTTGACGCGTCGGCTTTTGAGCAGGACGACGATCCAGAGCCCGCGGCGCTGATCGACACAAGCGGCATCGACCTGCTGCGCCCTCCGGGGTTTGTAGGGATGGTGTCCGCGTGGATTGACTCGCAGTGTCGCTACCCGCGCGAGCGCCTTGCTGTAGCTGCCGCACTGGCGGCGGTCGGAAACGCGGCCGGGCTGCGCTATGAGTGCGCGACCCATGGGGCCACCAGCAACCATTTTATCTTTTGCGTCGCTGGCAGCGCCACCGGCAAAGAGGCGGTCCAAGGCGCCCAAGCGATGCTGCACCGAGCCGCAGGGATCGGCCCGGCGACCCATGGCACGATAAAGTCCGAGCAGGAGATCACGCGCAACTTGGTCGACCATCAGTCTGCGCTGTACATCATCGACGAGATCGGCATCTTGCTGCACAAGATCAAAAACGCACGGCTCAAGGGCAGCGCGTCATATCTTGAGGGGGTCGTGGGCTACTTGATGAGCGCGTACAGCAAGTCCAGCGGCTACATGCTGCTGTCGGGCGACGTGCGCAAGCTTGTCACAGCAGACTTGCAGCGCGAGGCGGCCGCGCTGCGCAAGTCAGTCGACGAAAACGACGACTCCACCGGCCGCCTGGCCGGCCGCTTGGAAAGCATCACGCGGCAGCTCAGCACGATAGATCACGGGCTTGACCGGCCGTTTTTGAGCATGATAGGGTACACGACCCCCATCACTTTTGACGCTCTGGTGGACTACGAGCAGACAGCCAACGGCTTCTTCGGGCGCGCGCTGATCGTATCGGAGCCGGATACCAACCCACTTCCGCGTAAAAAATTCTCCGCGCAGCCGCTGCCGGATCACATCATCATGACCATGAGCCGCTTAGCCAGCGGCGGCAGAGCTGGCGCTGCGCTGCGCGTGGAGTGCTACGACGAGCGCAGTCGTGTACCAGCTGACAAGGGCGCACTGGCAGTCTATGACGCGGCGCTGGACTATTTTATCCGGCGCGCAGATCAGGTGCGCAGTCTGGGGCTTGAGCCGATACCGCGCAGGGGTTTTGAGTTGATGCTCAAAGTGGCGCTCACTCTCGGGGCGCCCAGTGGGCTGATCACTGCTGAGCACGCGCGCTGGGCTTTTGCGCTAATCTGCCGGGACATCGAGTATAAAATTAATCTAGCGGCGGCGAACACTGCGCAGGATGACAAGCGGCACGACGAGGCGCTGACCCGGCGCATCCTGAGCCACCTGGCCGACGCTGAGGCGGGGGAAACGCTGGGGGTACTGTCTAATCGCTGCCGTCCTTATAAACGCCAGGACGTCGAGCAGACGCTTGAGGCAATGGTTGCGGCCGGGCGGATACAAAAAGAGCCCGCAAAGCGTGGCTCTTGGCGGTATAAGATGCCCGGCTAGCCGGGCGTGGCGGTTAGATTTCTTCTCCCTTGGCGTCTACGATACAGAAAAAATCGCGCGCGCGTTGGTCTGTCTCCTCATTGAGGGCGTTCAGCGCGTCGCCCTCTGCGATACACTCTTCGAGTGCCGCTTCTGCTTCCTCCAAGGAGGCGTACACGTCCCCAAAAGGGCCGTTGCTCATATCTGCTATGCGGTATGTTTTCATTTTCTCTTTCTCCGTGGGTGGAAGGCGTTATGCCCTCCATGTGAGTAACTATAGCACCGCCAAAATTAAAATCAACAACTTGTTTATAATTGTTTGCTATAACGATGCGCGAAAACAGTTATAAGCCGTTAGGCATGCCGTAATCCCTACCGTTTTAGTAAGAAAAGAAAATTAGTCAAAAAACCGTCGAAAGTTAGTGGGCGCTAACGTGTTTTGTGCGATTTACATAGTTTTAAATAAAATAAGCAGAATTAAGATAACGCGAGTTTTGCGCCTAAGTCTTTGATTCTTATTGTGTTTCGTTTAATGTAGCTAATATAGTGAGAACCTCAGAGATAGATATAAAAATACCCATAAGACTTTTTCTTTTTGTCAATTATTTGACTGAAGAAAAACACCCATTAAGAGACTTTTTCCAAATCATCATCATCATCATCATCTTTAACTATATATATATATTATATATAAATATAAAAAATCCAATAAAAACAAAGGCTTAGCCTAAAATTAAGGTAAAATTAGATAAAATAAGCAAAAATGCGGCTTTGGGCCACATATAAGTTATAATTGCACCTATCTGGATCATGAGGGCTATTGTTGTGCGTGTATCTGTGGAGCTTGACAAGGCTGCATTTTTGCGGTGCGTAGTTATCGGCGGCGGATCAGCCGAGGAAGGGTTAGCGCGTCTTGTGGCATCAGCCTGCATTGATGATCATCAGCAGGCGGCAGTGGATGCTATGATGGCGGCGGCATCAGCTGAGCGAGACGCAAGCGGGATGGCGCGCGACAGAGCGTTACGGATACTCGGGCGCCGCGGATCGTGCTCCATGGGATCGCTAGTAAACCAGTGCAGGCCCTACAAGCGCCAAGATGTCGAGCAGGCGCTGGAATCCATGGTGGCGGCGGGGCGCATCATGCAGCACCTGCGCACCGCTCGCGACGCTCTAGCTGCCGTAGCAGCCGACAACTCGGCGTCGATCCTGAAGTCGTATTTCGCTGCGCAGTCAACGCTGGGTTTCATGCAAGGCATCCGTGCCGCAGGCCTTGCGCCTGAGATGCTGGAGGCCGCAATGGTGCAGCGCTACGGGGTCACAGACTACCCGGCGCAGGTGGCTAAGTACAACGCCATGAGGGACGTGCTTCTGCCGGCCTACATCGCGCACATCGAGAGCTTGGCCAGCAAGCTGCTGGCTGGAACGCTGACAGCTCAGCAAATCGTGTACGCGACACTCCTGCCTGAAGATCGGGCCTCGCTTCGCTCGCAGATCGATGCGGTACTGGCCGGGTTCTAGCGATGGCACTAAGCCGCGTAGCGACCACCGTCTACTCGAACGCCACCACGGCTGACTTCACGGTATCGCTTAGCGGAACCGGAAGCAACCGCGCCGTGGTGGTCGTGGCAACATGCCGTCGCGGATCGGTGTCTACGCTTTCGTCGATGACCATTGGTGGCAACTCATGCACCGTTCATGCCAATCTTTCGGTTGATGGTGGCGAGGCGTCAAGCTCCGCGGTGGCGTATCTGCTTGATACAGGACATCCTGGTGCGGGATCGCACACGCTTGATGCCACCTGGTCCGGTGGAACCGAGGCCGACTTCGTGTACTACGTGCACGAGCTCACCGGAGCGCACCAGACGACGCTGCTGTCATCGCTGGCGTCGAACACAGCCACGGCTTTGGCCAACGGCGGCACTATCGATGTAACGCTGGCGGGCGCTTCTGGCGAGTACGCGCTGACGTACGCCGCAAGCGCCAGAGCATCTTCTGCCAGCGCATCTGGCGGTCACACCGTAGACGCAGACGCAACGCTGATCAGCAGCGACTACAGCAACCGCAACCGGGCCGCGTGCGCTTATGACGACGTGGTCAGCTCGGCATCGCTGACCTATACGTGGACGATGAGCCACGACGGCGCAAGCATCATGGCCTCGGTCATCGCTGGCGCCTTCGCGGTGTACGCGGCAGCCGCAGGCGGCGTGTCGATTCCTGTTATAATCAATCATCTGAGACACCAGGGAATAAGCTGATGGCAATTCTGCTCAAGCAATCTACAGCCAGCCAGGAGGTTCCACTCGGGTATTTCCTAGACTCGACCGACGGGAACACCGAGGAAACTGCGCTGACTATCAATAACACAGACATAAAAATCTGGAAGTCAGGCGCCACCACTCTGGCAAACAAAAGCAGTGGCGGCGCCACTCATATCAGCAACGGGGTGTACTACGCAACGCTTGACGCGACAGACACGGACACGCTCGGCCCGCTGGTGATCTTCTCGCACGTGTCTGGTGCGCTCGCGGTGCGGCTTGAGTGCATGGTGCTTGCCTCGAACGTATACGACTCAATCGTCGGAGGTACCGACCTGCTAGACGTGAACGCGGTGCAGCTCGGCGGCACTGCGCAAACAGGGCGCGACGTTGGGGCGTCCGTTCTGCTGTCTAGCGGCACAGGCGCGGGGCAGATCAGCCTGGCGTCCGGGGCTGTAACGGTCGGCACCAGCAACGATAAGACGGGCTACAGCATATCCGGCACACTGACCACGCTTGACGCGCTCGACACCGCTCAGGACTCTCAGCACAGCACAACTCAAGCCGCAATAGCGGCGCTCAACGACATAGCGGCAACCGATATCGTGTCTGCCGGCCCGATCACGACGCTGTCTGGCGCCGTCGTGAATGTCGACACAGTCGACACGCTGACGACGTACACCGGCAACACTCCGCAGACCGGCGACAGCTTCGCTAGACTCGGCGCTCCATCAGGGGCTAGTGTATCGGCCGACGTCGCGGCGGTGAAGGCGGAGACGGCATCCATTGTGGCTGACACCAGCGAGCTGCAGACCGACTGGGCAAACGGCGGGCGCCTGGATCTGATACTAGACGCGCGAGCAGCCGAGGCAACTGTGGCAGCACTAAACGACATCACAGTCGCGCAAGTTCTGACAACACAGATGACGGAGAGCTACGCAGCGAACGGAGCGGCGCCGACTCTTGCACAAGCGCTGTTTGCGATACAGCAATTCCTAAGCGAATTCTCGATAGGAAGCACGACATACACAGTCAAGAAAGTCGACGGCACGACAACCGCCATGACGTTTACACTGGACGATGCCACCAACCCAACCGCTATAAGCCGTGCATCATGATCATTGTCACGCGCGGCTATGGAAATGGCACGTATACGGGCAGTATTAGCAACATCGCCACTAGAGGGTATACTATCGGCGTCGAACTATCGCCGTGGACACCCAGCCCGGACACAGCCGCATCGTGGGCCGCATCTGCTGACGCTGTGACGACGTGGACGGCACAAACTGACACAGCCGCAACATGGGCGGCACAAAACTGAGGGTAAAGAAATGTCGACAGTAACAACCGCACATGGGGCGGTAGCAGCAGGGACGGCCATCCTGATCAAGGCGGGTCGATCATACACCTACAGCCTGACAGGCACACATAACGCGACCGTGCGGTTTGAGTCATCAGACGACGGCGGCACTTCGTGGACGCTGATCCAGCAAGCGCTGACAACCAGCGTAATCTCGCCGACAACAAAAGTGAACGAGTCCGGCAAAGACCAGCTCTACCGGTCGAACTGCACAGCGTACACGTCAGGCACCGCAACGGCTAACATCAAAGACACGACCGAGGAACAGATTGGCGTCGGCACCAGCGCGACATCAGGCGTTACCGTCTATGAAAAGGGCAGCGGAGTAGCAAGGCAAACATACCTGGAGTGCAACGCGGTATCTGTCACAATCTCAGATGACGCGGGGGTTGCTCAGTATGGCGGCGTGAAGGTTTACGACTTCCCGGCCGGGATGTTGCTGTTTAAGGGCGCGACAGTTTCAGGGTCAATAACTGCCGGTGTCACTGGCACGATTATTGATAACTGGGACGGTGACGTGTCGCTGGGAACAGTAACCGCAACGACCGGCGCAACGCTGACCGGTACTGAAGCCGATTATATGCCGTCGGTGTCCGTATCAGCTGGAGCGAGCGACAAGATCGGCGTGGTCAGTGCAGCATCGGTTGCGACCGCGCTGACAGAATCAGGGGCGCGCTGGATGGACGGCAGCACAACAGCAAAAGACCTTTTCTTAAACTTTGTCATCGACGACGACGCAACCCATACTGCCGGCACTGCAACCTTCACCGGCACAATTATTTTCAACTGGGAAATGCTAGGCGACCTGTAACTCCACTTGCTCCTCTGCGGAGGGGCTTTTTTTACCAGCCAAGCGACAATCCAACGGAACCGCTAAAATGGCAAGACCAACGAAATACAACGAGAAGATCAACAAAAAAGCGCTTGATTATCTCGCGAACTACCGAGAATACGGCGATCTGATACCCAGCGCCGCAGGTCTGGCGTGCGTGCTGGAGATCGGCCGGAGGACGCTTCACGATTGGGCGGTGCAAGCTGATAAAGCTGAGTTTTCGCGCATATTAGACAAAATACAAGCAACTCAAGAGCGAGTTTTGTTGACAAACGGCCTTAGCGGTGAGTTCAATTCCGCTATAGTCAAGCTGGCGCTAGGCAAGCACGGCTACTCTGAGAAGCAACAGACCGAATTAACCGGGCCAGACGGCGGGCCGTTAAAAGCCGAGATTGCGACGACGTTTGTATTCAACCCGGTAGGGTCAGGGCATGGGCAGCCAGATCAAAATTGACTACGTTGACAAACTGTATCCGATCTTCACTAAGCCGAAGCGCATCAAGATTATTGTAGGCGGCAGGGGCAGCACGAAAAGCACGGGCGTTGCCGACCTGATAGCGGCCAGGCTAACGACTGGCGAGCTATGGTGTTGTGCTCGGGAACATCAAAACAGCATCGAAGAGTCGGTACATCGCACGATACTGGACGAGATCGGGCGCCTAGATATATCTGGTTTTATTGACACCAAGACCAGCATCGAGCACCAGCCGTCAGGCGGGCGCGTATTCTATCGAGGGCTGGCGCGCAATATCACATCACTGAAGTCTACGCTCTCCGGCGTCGACGGCCTGTGGATAGAAGAGGGCGAAGATCTTAGCGACAACACGCTGCGCGTGCTAACGGCGTCGGTGCGCCTGAATGCAACTGACACACAGCGCAAGATGGCGGGCGAAGATGTGCGCATGCCAGAGATCATCATAACAATGAACCGGGGGCGTCGCGATGGGGCAGTTGCGAAAAAGTGGCTAGCGCGTGCAGAAGAAGATTTGAGGCGCTGCGGCTATTATGAGGACGACTTAATTATGGTTGTTCAGGTCAATTACACAGACATGCCGGCCGACTGGTTTCTGATGTCGGGCCTCGAAGAAGAGCGATTAGACGACAAGTCCAAGCTCAGTCATGCGGCGTACCGGCACAAGTGGCACGGTGACTACTTAGACGAGGTAGAAGATTCCATAATACGGCACGAATGGTTTGAGGCGTGCATTGACGCGCACAAGCTGCCACGACTTGCCGAGGCGTTAAAGCCAAGAGGCGCGCGTATTGCAGGACATGACCCGTCAGACGGCGGGCGCGATGCGGCCGGCTATGCTTTGCGGCATGGGTCGATCATTACGCGAGTGGCGGATCTTAGAGGCAAAGAGATCGACGTAAGCTTCGACTGGGCGACTAGGCTAGCGCGCGAGGACGGGGCCGACTGGTTTATCTGGGACGGCGACGGCATGGGGGCAGGGCTTAAACGCCAGGCGCAAGACGCTTTCGGCGGCACGCGCACGCAGTACCAGATGTTTCGAGGATCACTATCAGGCGAAGGACAAGACAACGGCGATAAGGTGTATCAGCCGACAGACGGATCTACGAAATACGACCAACTGACCTATGCCGACGTTTTCCGAAATAACAGAGCGCAGTACTATACAGAGCTGGCCGACCGTATGTATAACACATACAGGGCAGTGGTCAAAGGCGAATATATCGACCCAGAAATTATGATTAGTTTTGACTCTGACGGCATCGAGTCCATTGAGGAATTGCGGTCTGAGCTGTGCAGTATACCGACGAGGCCAGACCGGTCGGGCATGATACAGTTAATGGCAAAGCAAGAGATTAAAAGCAAGTTAGGCGTAGCATCTCCGAACATGGGCGACGCGGTTATGATGACAATGTTTAGGCCGCCGACAAAAAAGGACAGAAAGCCGCTAAAATACAGCACGAAGGGCATCGTATGACGCTAGACGAAGCGATACAAGAGGCGTATGGGCGCGACATCACCTATCGACTTGTGCAGGGCGATAATGTTGGTGATATACTGCAATATCTGAAAGAGTGCGGCTTTGCAGTGTGTACAGACGGCTCAAGAGTCTACATAGACAGCAAAAAACGCTCACCGATCCGATACCGACGATTGAGGCTTGTTTGATGGCGCTGAAAAACGACGAGCTGATCCAAGCTCTTGACGAAGCCGTCGGGGACGCGATCGACTTCAATGCCGAATTCGGCGCTGAATATATCGAAAATCTTGACTACTACGAGGGTAGGCCGTTCGGCAATGAAGAGGACGGGAAGAGCTCGGCCGTAACAACAGACGTGCGCGATGTCATTGAGTCCGACATGCCAAGCCTGGCGCGGGTATTTCTTGGCTCTGGCGACATCTGCACTTTTCACGCGCTATCTGTAAAGCCTGAAGCTGTTGAGGAAGCAAAGCAAAAAACCCAGTACATCAACTGGCTTATAAAAGACCAGCCGCACTCATACCGTACGCTGCTCGGATGGCTGAAAGAGTCAGAGATAAAAGCCGGAGTGGTCAAGTATTTCGTCGAGGAAGAGCAGAAAACCAGAACGGTAAAGTACCGCGGGCTATCTGAGATCGAAGCCGAAGCACTGCGGGAAAGCATGGAAGGAGAGAACATCGAGTCGGTCGAGATCGTTGAGCGCATCGAAGGTGACGATGCCGCAACATTCGATGTAGAATTCATGGTGACACAGAAAAAGCGCAACGTGCCGAAATTCACAGGTGTGAAGCTGGAGAATTTCCTGATCACAAAGGGCGCAGCAAGCGAGGACGACGCCCCACTGGTCGGCGATGTCATGATAAAGACGCGCTCAGAGCTGCAAGCTATGGGCGTATCGATGGGTGATATAAAGCGCATCCCGAAGTCTGGATGCTCTACCATCAACAGCAACCAGATCAACGCAATCAGATTTGATGACCAGGGGCTTCCGAGCGATAGCCCAACGCGACAATACATGCTCGAAAATGTCGAGCTGATGGATCTGTACTGTCTGCTTGACTACAAGCTAGACGGTAACGTCGAACGGCGCAGAATTCTGCGCTCGCGCATCGGTGACGTTATCATCAAAGACGAGCCGTTCGACCATGTGCCGTACGCTATAATCTCGTCAATCCTGATGCCGCACAAGTCGATCGGCAAAAGCCGGGCCGACCTCACGAAAGCAAAACAGCTACAGAAGTCGACCATCCTGCGCGGCGCGCTCGATAACATGTACCTGTCGAACAACGGCATGGTTGTCGTCAACGAGAATAACGTCAACATTGACGACTTTCTGGTTGTACAGCACGGCAGCATAAAGCGCACATCCGGCATCCCGTCACAGGACGTAATGCAGTTGACTATCAACCCAATGCTGGGCGATGCGTTCCAGATGCTGCAATACCTTGACCTGGCGCGTGCGCAGTCTACCGGGTCGCTGATGGCATCGCAGGGGCTGACATCCGACAGGCTGCATACCGAGACCGCAACCAGGTTCAACGGAATCGACTCCGAAGGACAGGCCAAGATTGAGCTGGTGGCGCGCTCCATTGCAGAGACAGGATTTCGCAAGCTGTACGATGGCATGCTGTGGCTGGTCGAGCATTACCAGGACGCGCCTTGTGAAATTGCCGTGCTTGGCAAAGAGCTGCGGGTTGACCCGGCAACTTGGCGCTATAGCCACACGCTCAAGACAAATGTTGGCTTAGGTGCGGGCGACAACGAACAGATAATTGACTCCTTGATGGCGCTCTACAACATCCAGACGCAGCTCAAGGCGTCCGGGTCTGCCCTGACGGACGAGACTAAGCTGTACGCAACCTTGTCGAGAATCACCACCGGGCTAGGACTCCCGATGGCTGGCGAGTTCTTCAACGATCCACAACAGCCAGACGAGCTGCTGAAAGCAGAGAACGAGATTCTGCGCAAGGCTGTAGAGCAGTTACAGCAAGAAATTGCGGCAAAGCAAAACCCGCTGGCAGAATCCGAGCAGATCAAAGCGCAAGCAAAGCTGATCGAAGCAAAGGGCCGGGCCGGGATTGAAGCGGCGAAGCTGACAGAGCAGGCGCGAGTGCATGATGACAAGATGGAGCTTGAAGGCGCTAAGCTGGCTGCTGATCACGACCATTTCGTTAAGACGCTGGCGGCACGATTGACAGAGCTTGAGGCGAAATATGAGCGCGAACTAAGCGCAGAAAACCAATCGAACGAGGTAGACTTAACGCAGGTCCCGACCGACACTCTATTGGACGAACTAGAAAATGGCGATTAAATGACACAGATCGAAGACGATATTATGCGCAAATCAGAGGCAGAGGCGATCCTACGGTCCGCCCTGCATCAAGAGGCTTGGAACGTACTGACGGCTGACCTGTTTAACAAATGGAGCCGCACCGGCTGGAGCGACAAGGCCGAGCGGGAGCAGCTATACCTTGAAATGCGCGCCATGAAGCGCGTTGAAAAGTATTATGAGTCGATCATTACGACCGGACAGATGGCAAAGCAGAGTATGTTGCAAAAACTGAAAAAATCTGTCACAAATACCTAACTTAACGAGGACTTTTAGCATGACTGATAACCCAGCACTGGGACCAGCCAGCATATTGTACGGAGCAACCGAGGATAGCGCAGAAGCGCCCGAAGTTGCAGAGATTGAACCGTCGACTGAAAAGACCGACGAAGAGTCAGAAGATGTGGCGTTCGAGTACGGCGACCGCGTTATTCCGCTATCAGAGATCCGAGAGTGGGAGCAGGCGCACAAAGACCGAAAATCACAGCAAGCTGATTACACGCGCAAGACCACAGCACTTGCTGAGCGCGTAAAGGATGAGGCGAAAAAGGCGGCCGCTGAAAGGCTCGCAGCTTTTGAGAAAAAAGCAAGCGAGCTGGAAGAAAAGGCGGCGGCGTTTGAGTCTATCCTGAACGCAAATGACAGCGAGTTCGAGGAACTGCGCTACCTTGACCGTGAAGGTTTTTCGAAAGAGTCGCAGAGGCGAATGAAGGCTGCCATCGAGTCGGCGAGCGAGGCCAGAAAACAGGCCGAGATCGCAAAAGTCTACGATGAGCAACAGGCTTTGCTTAACTCCGACCCTGAGTATGTCAAGGACGGGCAGCTTAGCGATAAATGGCAGGCCGATGTGAAGCTGATAACCGAGTATGCAAAAGAGGCGGGCATTACTGACGAGGAATTCGGAGGCATTAAAAGCCACCGGATAATTCGCGCGCTGATTGAAGCAAAAAAGTATCGTGATCTGATGGCCAAGACATCGACCGCGGCACCCGACAAGACAGCACCAAAACTGGTCAAGCCGACAAGCAAATCTACAGGCAATAAACGCAGCCTGACGCCGGGTGAAATTATGTATGGCGCAGGTGCTTAAACAAATCACGAGGTGATATTATGGCTACAATCGGCGGTACTTTACTGACCTACTCGGACTGGGCCAAGCGGCTAGACCCGAGCGGAAGAACTAGCTTAATCGTGGACATCCTGGCGCAAGAGAACGGCCTTCTGGACGACATGATGGCAAAAGAGGGCAACTTGCCAACCGGCGAGCAGACGTCCATCATGAACGGATACCCGACCGTGTACTGGCGTCTGATGAACAAGGGCGTTCCAAACTCAAAGGCGACTACCGTACAGGTGACCGAGCAGTGCGGCAACTTGTCGGCGCGCTCGCAGATAGACCAAGACACGGCAGAGCTTAACGGCAATGTCAAAGACTTTCGTCTTAGCGAGTCAACGGCGTTCATTCATGCGATGAGCAATGAAGTAGCGTCAACTATGTTCTATGGTTCCGCAGCAAATCCTGAAGAGTTCGTCGGGTTTGCTAATCGTTATGCATCGCTGAGTGCTGCGAACGGCCAGAACATTTTGGACGCGGGCGGCACCGGATCGGACAACACCTCGATCTGGCTGATCGGCTGGGGACCTCAGGTACACGCTATTTTTCCGAAAGGATCAAAGGCTGGTTTGCAGCATGAGGATCTCGGGCTGGGTGATGCCTTCGATAGCGACAACAATCGCTTCCGCGCGTACATGGATTTGTACAAGTGGAAGGTCGGCCTCGCCGTGAAAAACTGGAAATATGCGGTCAGAATCGCAAACGTGGACGTATCTGATCTGGTGGCTGCCACCGGAACGCAGGCATCAACCGCTGCAACCGCAATCATCAAGATGATGTCTAGGTCACTTGACCGTTTCCCGTCCATGGCTGGCATTAAGCCGTCGTTCTGTTGCTCGCGCACAGTAGCATCTCACCTGCGCATTGCCGCGCTGGACAAAAGTGCTAGCGTGCTGAGCGTTGAGAACTCGCTTAATCAGTTGGGCGACACCATCCAAACCCTGCGATTCAGCGGCGTGCCTGTGCGTATTTGTGACGCGCTCTCACATGCTGAAGCTCGCGTAACCTAATAGGGGTACATGCAATGTTTATTGATGCACAATCTCAATTTTCAGACGCGCAAGCGCTGACAACTACGGCCGTCGGTACGAACGTCATTGACCTTCTGTCCGACTCATCAATCGGGAACGGTGAGCCGCTGGCTGTCGTTTTTGTTGTTGACGTGGCAGCGGATCAGACCACCGGCGACGAGGATTATACTTTCGATGTGGAGTATGCTTCGAATGCCGCACAGACTACCGGCCGCCAGTTGATCGGTCGCCGCGCGTTCGAGTCGGGCACTCCTGACGCACCAGCTCAAGATGCAGATTTGCTGGTCGCCGGGTTTACCTTTTCGATCCCGCTGCCACCGACCGCTCTAACTGAGAGTGAGCGGTACATTGGCGTTCGGTATGTTCTGGCCGGCACATCGCCGACCATTACTGTAACGTCTTACCTGGCGCCGCTGAGTAGCGTGAATGCTTACAACACCTACCCGGCCGGCTATACCATTACCTGATAGGAGAACCGCATGATAACTGTTCGCGTTAAAAACGATATGCCAGAAGGCTTTTATGGCTTTTATGGCGAGCGCAGACGCTACCCAGGCCAGCAGTTTGAGATTCAGTCCGAGGCTGACTTCTCCGACAACTGGATGGAGCGCGTCACTAAGCGCGGCAGGAAGTCTGGGGCATCCGATGAGGACGGGGCTGAATAAGCCCCGTTTTTCACTATGGCACTGACGACATATTCAGCATTAAAAACCGAGATCATCGAGTGGTCGAAGCGCTCTGATTTGGACTTGAAGGTACCCACGTTTATAACGCTGGCAGAAGCGGAAATGCTGAGCAATCCGATTGCGATTCTTCGCGCGGCAGAGTACGAAGTCAGAGCCACGGCGACCTTAAGCACTTCGAGCCGATACCTAGACCTGCCAACAGATTTTAAATCCATGCGCAGGCTGCGCATAGACACAGACAGCGGGTTTTGCCTGCTGCAATACCGGTCACCTGAGCAGCTGGAATCGTACGACGGGCCGGACATTCCGCGATTTTTTACGATCACTTCTCAGATCGAATTTGACACGGTGCCGGACGACACCTACACGCTGGAGATGCAATACAACGGCAAGCTGGTAGCACTTTCTGACGGCGCGCCAACGAACGCCGTTCTGACGCGCTATCCACACCTATACCTGTACGGCGCTCTGATGCAGGTCTACAGATACACAGAGGAGCCAGACATGGAGGCTAAGTTTGCCGACCTATTTTATAGCTCGATAAAAGGCGCCAACAAAGACGCCGACGCCGGGCGGTTTGGGCCAGCGCTGGTAATGCGCAGTCGCGGTTATAAGCCATGAGCTACGGGCGCGTGATACAGATCAATGTTGCTGGCCCGAGCTTTCAGAGTCGGGCGGTAGCGCTGGCGAATCAGCGTACCAAAAACCTATACCCGGAAGTGAACAAAGGCGCCAAGGTAGAGTTCGTGCTGATGCCGACACCGGGCCTTGAATCGTTCGGATCGACCACGGCGGGCGATGACCGAGGGCTGGCTGTTATGGCAGGCGTCCTGTATCGCGTTGTGGGACAGACGCTATACTCTGTCGCATCTACCGGGGCGCATACCAGCATAGGGGCGATCACAGGCACGGAGCGCTGCACATTTGCAAATGATGGCGTGAACCTTGTTATATGTTCAGACGGTGCCGTCTGGGTGTACGACGGGGCGACGATAACCGCAGTTGCAGATACAGACATAGACGGCGCGGTTGCTGTCGCATGGCTTAATTCGCAGTACATTTACACCAAGCCAAACCTTTTTGTCATTTCCGACGTTGGCCAACCTGCTGTTGCTAGCGGCCTGAATGCAGCGCAGGCAGAATCACAGCCGGATGATCTTGTGCGCGCATACGTCTACGATGAAAACGTGTTCATGTTCGGCGAAGAGTCGACCGAGCTATGGTATAACACCGGCGAAGGTAGCCCTCCGTTTGATAGAATTACTGGCGGGATTCTGTCGGTCGGGCTTGGTGCTATGCACTCGCCAGCGCACACCGACAACGGGCTATATTTTCTAGGCGACGACCGGCGCGTTTACTTTGCGCGCGGCGGATCGTTCCAGGTCGTGTCTGGCGTCAACGTAGCCAACGCTTTTGAAGGCTACGCAGACATATCTGACGCTATCGGGACGACTTACACACTGCAAGGGCAGAATTTTTATTTTCTGACATTTCCAACCGCCGGCCGCACGTGGGTGTTATCCGAGTCAATCGGCGCTGACGGCTGGTTTGAGATGTCATATGGCACCGAGGACGCTGCGCACCGGGGCACGTCCATTGTGGCATGCTACGGAAAAACCATAGTGGCCGATGCCGACAATGGCGCGCTCTATACCTTCGACCTTGACACCTACACGGACGGCGGGGCTGTGATCCAACGGCAGCGACAGCTTGCACAGATTCACGGGGCGATGCTAGGAGCACCGGGTCAGCGCATCAAGATGAGTTATATGGATTTCATGGTGCAGACCGGCGTCGGGTTAATATCCGGACAGGGCGAGGCACCGCGAATGATGGTGGAGTATTCCATTGACGATAGCATCGATTGGGCGCACGGCGGCTGGGTCGAGCTTGGGCGCATGGGGCAATATCAGGCGACGGTACGCTGGGACAAAATGCTGTCGTTTATGACGCTGAACATCCGAATCACATTCACAGACCCGTGTTTTTTTGGTCTATTCGGTGCTGCAATTGCGATTAAACACGGAGGTTGGCGATGACACATACCCGCGTCAATCCACCGCCTCATCTGCGCAGACCGACGCAGCAGCTAACACGCGAGCTTGACGACTATCTGCGCCAGCTTGAGACCATTGTGTTTCAACTACGCGAGCGCACAGGGGGCTCAACCGACGCGGTAGCCGATTCCGCCGTGTTGCGGTACGCGCGTTCTCAGCCTGGGATCGACGCGGCAGATATGAAGAAGTTTGACTTTGTGCGCCAGCCGCAGAGTCCGCAGCGCGAAAGCGTTATAGATCTGATCATGCGCGCGGCTTCGTCAGAAGTTCAGCCTCTGCAAACGGTGCGAACAGCGACCAGCACGACAACGACCGGAACGCAGGTGGTAGAGTGCATTAACGCCGCGACAATAACTGTCACGTTAAACGCCACGCCTGGGGATGCCGAGATGGTGGTTATAATGCGCAGATCGGGTCCGGTTCGCGTTTCAGGCTCGATAAATGGGCGCACGTCATGGCAAATACCGAAAAAATACGACACGGCCGTGCTGCTGTATAATGCTGTTTCTGGTTCGTGGGGCGTGATATGAGTCATTTTCAGCAACAAATACCGCTGACGGCGTTCGGGGATGTTCGCACCGCTGAGTTGTCGCCGATATTTCAAGGATCGTTTGAGTATACGGTCGACAATACCGATCTTTGCGAAAACACTAAAACCGGAGCCGCGACTGTAACTCAGGCCGATGGCATGCTGGTATTATCGACCACCACAACGACCGGGTCGACGGCCAAACACAACAGCAAGATACACGCGCGCTATCGTGCAGGGCTTGGCGGGGTTTTACGATTTACCGCCCTATTTACAAGCCCGGTAGCTGGCACTGAACAACTTTGCGGCCTTGCTGACGAGACAGGCAGTACTGCCGCCTTCAAAAACGGCTACATGGTCGGCTATTACGGCACGGATTTTGGGTTCCATAGATTCCAGAACGACGCGGTAACTACCGTTGCGCTGGAAGATTGGGACGACCCGCTAGATGGTACCGGGCCAAGCGGCATGACTCTGGACCCGACGAAATTAAACGTATTTTTTGTCGCGTTTCAGTACCTGGGCGCTGGGGCGATCAGGCTATGGGTCGAGGACGCCGCCACCGGCGACATGATCAACGCGCACACAATTCTGTATGCTAACTTAAACACCTCGCCCAGCACGCATAACCCAAATTTTCACGCGATGTACTGGGTGGATAATGGCGCTACGACCAGCAATATCCAGTTAAAAGCAGCCTCGTATGGCTATTTTATTGAAGGCAAAACCGGCAATATCGAGTACCACCAGCCGCAAAACTCGTCCGGTATAAAGACAAAAAACACAGTTACTAGTGAAGTTGCTATTCTGACAATCATGGTCAAGTCGACCTATGCGAGCAAGACAAATTTTATCGACATTCAGCTTGAAAGAATCGCAGCTTCAATTGAGGCATCTGCCGCAAATAATTTAGGGTACATTCGACTTGTTAAAAATGCCACGCTAGGCGGTTCGCCATCTTACTCAGATATTAATGCCACGAATTCGGTTGTCGAGATCGACAATAGCGGCACGACTGTTACCGGCGGAACAAACATTTTGACGACGCCACTAGCTGGTAGAAACGACAAGGCAATTGAGAGTTTGCTGGATTATAAGATCATTTTACAGGCCGGGGACACGCTAACAATATCAGGCGTTAGCACAAGCTCCGCTACTATCAACGCTGCAATGCTGTGGAAGGAATTATTCTAATGGCCGAATTGTCGAACTTCACCATCAATACACAGCTCAGCAGCACGGCTGCGGCGCTGTTTGCGACGCCGATTACTGGTCAGGTCAAGCTGGTCAATCAGTTGGTGTTTAGAAACACTTCGGCATCGTCGCGCACTATAACGGTGTACATGGTACAATCTGGCGGTTCTGCCGCAACGACAAACGAGCTGGCGTCGCGGGCGATACCGCCGGGGCGGGAGTGGATGTGTATCGAAGCGCAAGCGGCAACGCTCAACGAAGGCCAGACTTTACAGGCCAAGCAAAACACCGGAACGGACGTTAACGTCAACTGTTCCGGCGTGATCGCATAAGGGGGGGGGTGTTATGGTATGGGGAGCCATCGCCGCCGTTGCGGCGTCCGCGCTTGCATCGCGGTCAAGCCGGAAGGGCGCTAAAAAAGCCGCAGAGCAGCAGAAAGCCGGAATTGATGAAGCTCGGAGAGTAACGGCAGAGCAGACAGCAGCGGCGCAACGATACCTGGCGCCATTTGGGGCGGGCGAGGATACCACGGCGCTAGATGCCGAAATTGCCGCGTTGCAAAGCCAAATAGCTGCTTCACAGTCTGCACCAGGTGGCGCAGGCGGGCAGACATACAGCACGCCTTGGGGGACGTTTACCCTATCGGGAACGGCCATAGGCGGTGCAGATAGGCTGCCGGCATTACAGGCACAGCTTAAAACGCTGCAAGACAAGCGGGCAGCCGTCCGGCCTGGCATCGCATCGCGGGCGTTGAGCCTGTCCGACTTCATCGCCAACCCGCGGTCACAATTCGACTACCTGAAAAGCAATCCGCTGTTTCAGATGTCACTTGACAACGCCAACCGGGTGACCCAGCAGAGCGCGGCTGCGCGTGGCAGATTGTCGGCCGGGGACACGTTACAGCAGCTATCCAATAACGTTCTTCTGTCGGCTCAACCGCTAGTCCGCAATCAGACGTCCGACATATTCAATCTGCTGCAAACCGGGCAGCAGGGGGCCATAAGTCAAGCCAATGCAGCGCTCGGGCTTGGGTCGGCGCTTGCGGGGCTTGCAACGGATCGGGGTAACGTCGGTGCTGCTGAGCAGGTGGCAGTGACAAATGCGAAAAAAGATGTCATTCCGCAGGTTCTTGGCGCTATTTCTTCGCTGTATAGCGGGGCCGGCAGCCTCGTTGGTTCCGGCGCAGGCTCTCCGAACACTCTTGGCAGCGGCTCTGCAACCCCTGGCGGTTTCGGCGCGGGCGCAGGCGGTTCGCTTCTGCCTTTTATCAGGAATTGACATTATGTCGATCAATCCAAACATCTTATTGCAGATCGACAACAGCAGAGGCGCAGCGGCGTTCGATCAGTCGCGGCAAGCTGTCGAGAATATGCTGACTCAGCCGGCAAGAAACCAGCTATTAAATATCAATATTCAGAAGGCCCAGCAGGGGGTAACCGCTCAAGCAGAGCAAGACGACATCCGGCGCGCGGCAACATTTGCCATTCAGAACGCGCATTTTATACAGCGCGGCGACATCGATGGCTTCCGTGCTGCCGTCCAGGCGTCTGTGTTTGATGACGACGACAAGCGGCTTCTTATGTCTGCGCCGCCCGAGCAGGTCGCCGACATGCTGGGCGCTGCGGTTTCTACCGCTCAAAATCTCGGCATATTTGGCGCTGGAATGTCACGCACAGCAGGTGAGCGCGAGCGAGCGGCACTCATAGCAGATCTGGAGTCTGGGCAAAATCCATATGACGAATCCGGTAGGCTGAGACCAGAGGCAGAGCTGTCTGCGCGCCAGCTATCAGCAGCGCGTGCGCTTGGCATGATAGCGCGGCCAATGGGGTCCGCAGAGCAGACGATAGCAGCGCAAGGGACAGCACCGCAGGTGGCAGAAGTGCGGCGCACGCTAGAGCTTGGCAGCGAAACCGGCAAGCAGCAGGCCAGGGTGGAATTTCTACCGGACATAGAGGCAAAAGTGGCGCGCGCGGCTGCGATGGCGAAGGGTCAAAGCGAATCGCAGATCAAGCTCAATTCGATCAGGGCGGCCGCACCGGCTATCACGAAAGGCATAGAGGCATTGCGCGAGCTGGCTCCACTGGCAACGCACACAATGAGCGGGCGCGTGTTTGATATGGCGATGCAGGAGCTTGGGCTAACCGGCACGTTTGGCACGCCAGAGGGCGCCACGGCGCGCGCAAAATTTGAATCAATCGTTCTTAACCAGGTTATACCGTCGCTCAAGCAAATGGGGGCATCGCCGACAGACCGCGACTTCCAGGCGATGATGTCTACCATGGGCGACATAAACAAGACACCAGCCGAAAAGCTCGCCTCTCTTGATGCGTACAAGGCACAATTAGACCGCAACCTTGAAACGGCGGAACGTGAGGCGATGGGCTTTACCGGGCAGGGTGCGACACCTTCACCGGGCGTAACAGAGGCGCCTGTTGCCGACACCAAAGAACGAAGGATTCAAGAATTGATGCGGCGCTAAAGCGAGGGCTGGTAATGGCACTAACGATGGAAGAAGCGCAAGAGCTGGCGGCACTTGCGCAAGAGGTCGGAAACGCAGAAGCGCTAGCCGTCGCACAAAAGGCCATGGCAGACTTGCAGGGCGGCGGGGCCGACTATATCGGCGAGCCAGCACTGGCGATGGGTGATGCAGCGGCGCGCGCAATCTTGGGCGGAACTTCCGGCATGATAGCCGGGGGAATTGAGGCCGGAAAACGTGCGCTAGGCACAAGCGAAAACGAGGCTCCAATCTCATCTGTTATGGGTGACGTTGCGCGCGAGATGCAGGCCGGCGGGTTCCAGCCGCGCACACAAGCGGGACAGGAGGGGATGCAAGATCTGGCGGCAGTAGTTGAGCCGGTAGTTGACTTGGCGGGCAAGGCGGTTGGCGGGGTTTCAGCACTAGGCCATCTTGCTACCGGGCAGGGGTTGAAGGATGCCGCAGCACAGCCGGGCGAAGTGAAGGAAAAGGGGATCGGCAAATATATTGGGGATTTAGTCTACGACGCGACCGGATCACCAGGGTTAGCAACGGCTGCACAGACGGCGCCAACTGCTTTGGCTGAGATGGCCGGACTATGGGCAGTTCGCGGCCTGCGGCCTGGCGTGCAATTGCTCAGCGCCGACGGCAGCCCGACGCGAGCGATGCGCAGAAGCCTGGACCGGGTTGGTCTTGTGTATGAAAACCTGATGCCTGAGGTTAAGTCGATCATCCCAGCCAGAGCACCGAACACAGGCGTGCTGGCACGGCCGGACGTATCATCTACGGCGTACAAAGCGCTCTATGAGCAAATCAAAGCGGGCGGGACAGATGATGTTATAGCCGACCTACGCATCGAGGGTGGAAGGATTGTTCCTGACATTGACGGCAAGCAAGCGATAAATAACGGGTGGCCAAGTAGCACGGTAGCCGATGTCAAAGCGCAGACACCAGAGACACAGGCCGGGCTGACTAAGATGCTGCGCCAAGCGCGGGCGATCAGCAAAAACGGCGCATTGGCCAGCAAATTCCGGCCGAGCGACGTAGCCGGAGAGTCGGCCATGAAGCGTTTTGACTTTGTGCGGGGAAAGGCAAAAGAGGCGGCTAGAGAGCTGGACGACATCGCAAAAAACCGGCTAGCTGGCGTGCCTGTAGACACAAAGATTGTGCTGGACGCGCTGCGCGAGCAACTGGAACGGGTGAAAGTTGGTGCTGATTTTGACAGCGGAATGCCAAGCCCTGATTTTTCAAGGTCACTCATTGAGCTTGACCCGTCGTCGCAAAAGGTCATTAACGACGTGATCGAGATCCTTTCAAAAGGAACACCTGACGCACTGCGGGCGCACGATTTAAAGCGGATTATTGACGCCAAGATTGACTACAGCCGCACGACTGAGGGTGGTGGACTGTCGGCCACTGGGCAGCGCGTGCTGAAGTCTGTCCGCAAGGCGCTGAATGATTCGGTGCGCAATGTCGACAACGATTACGCGCGCGTCAACGACGTGCTGAGCAAGTCGCTGACGGCTATGGACGATCTGGACGATGCGATGGGTACGCTAGACATCGGAATGAAAAACGCAGCGAGTGCAGTAGGCACAAGAATGCGCGGCATTCTAAGCAACAATCAGAACCGCATCCCAATTTCAAACGCAATCGACAACCTCAACGCAGCAGCAAAAGACCTAGGCGCAGAGTTTGCCGACGATCCGGTCGCGCTGATGCGCTTTGCAAATTCTATCGACGCGAGATTTGACGCTATTGCCAAGACATCGCTGCAAGGGCAAACAGAGCAGGCGATCAGAAATGTTGCGCGCGAGGGAGCGATAAAAACGGCGGCGGACAAGGGGTTTGCTTATGCAGGCGGTGCAATCGACCGATTGCGTGGCATAAGCGACTTTGAAGCATTCGAAACGATGGAAAAACTACTCACACGAAATCAAGGGGCCAAATGATGGCAAGCTATGCACCTATCGCCTTTGTAGCGCCGCAGTACGAGCAAATCAACTACTGGATAAAGGGCTACCTGCAAGGCACGACAACGCCTCTTGCAATGGCCACGGACGCTTCGGCCGGCACGACGCTGGCAAAAGCCGAGATTGGAAACGACGGGTACATTAAAACAGCAGGCGGGGCCAAGTTCATCCCGCACTTCAACGCAGATTATGACCTGTATTTGTTCCCAACAGCAGCAGACGCCGACGCAAACAACACGGCGAGTGCTATTCAGGTTGCCGACAATATCGCGCCATCAATAGACGCGAATTACGCAAATTTTCGGGGATGGAAAACCATTGCAGAGTGGAAAAACGACGCGAGCGTCACAGCGGGGCAGTGGTTTTACGCAACCGGCAGACCTGCTCCTTATGAGGTGGTGAATGTCACCGCTAATGCGGAGGATGGAGGTAGTAGAATTAAGAGTGCAGGGAACCCTGCTGTGGAATTTGTTGCTGAGTTCGGGACACAAATTGACATTGCACAATGGGCACCAAGTCTCGATGGCATTACAAATGACAGTGTTCACGTCAACTCAGCAATTGCTTATTGCTTTAGTAACAGTATCCGAGAATTGCATGGAATTAACGGAACCTGTTACTGCCCAGATGCAATAACCTCTCGCGGTGAAGTCATTTTCTACGGAACTGGAAAATTCACTGGTGATGGAATGTATCGTGTTCTGGTACATACCCCTGATGAACCGATCTCTCAACCATCCTTCTGTGGGGACTTTGATCCTGACCGCCACTTGATTCAGTTCAAGACCACTGACACGCCAAAAGTGGTTTTCATGGGCGACTCTTTGTTAACTCTTGGGGCTGCGAATGCTCTTGGTAGGCAGGGAATGCTTGCAGATATTATTGCAAGAAAACTACAAGCAGAGAACCCACAGAAGACAATCACATTTGTAAACCGCTCTATTGCTGGGGAAACCTATGCAACGGCTAATGATGTACCTATTACTTTCCCTTCTTGGTATACAGTAACGACTGATCCATGGTTGGACTATATTTCTACAGAAGCCCCTGATCTTGTAGTTCTATCATTCGGAATGAATGATGCTGCTGCATTTAGTTATTTCTCTTTTCAGCAAGTCATTGGTAAGATTCGCTTATTTACTAAAGTGCCAGATATTATTGTCTGCACACCAATGGTTCCAACCACCAGCCCGCATGCCAATTATGTGACGTATGGTACAAAAGATATTGGGCAGGTAAGCCGGGACTGGAATGCCGGATATACTAGAAATTATTGTAGAGCAAACCATATTGGCCTGATTGACATAAACCGGGCATTCGGTATTATTCGAGATGGACGTGATATTTGTGAATCCTATCTTGAACAGATTGAGACCAGCCTAGATGTTTCGGCTACTGGTTCCTATATTGCAACGACAGATAATGAGTGCTCGGATTTCCGTGTTGATTTCACACTAGAAGGTACAGCTGGTGAATTGGAAGACATGTTCGATGGGACTCTTAGTAAGACACTGGCTGTCAAGATAGATGGTGGATATTTTGGATATGGCCGCCTAGTTTTAACGAGCCTAAACAACTCAAACGTCGCTACTTCAAACATCTGGGCACGAGTCTATTTAACCGACACGGTTACTATTGCTGGTGGCGATGATGGAGTTGATACAGGTATTGCTATACCGACAACAAACACAACCTTCATTGTGGAGCGTCGTGGTCAGAGGCTAACAATTCGCAAGACGGATTCGAGCTATAACGATGAGTTGTACGTGCTGGATGAGATGTCAATTCATGGAGGAGAGTTTGCACCTTCTGTTGGGTGGTATGAAGATGCTTATGCAGCAGGGCCTGTTTCTACAGTGTCGGTCGCTGTAGGTCGTTATCGCAAATATCAGCCGGTACTTACTAACCAAGAAATTTGGGGAACACCTGCTGCTACTGCTGCAACTCAACAGCCTTATGGTGGGAATGGTGTTAATCACCCAACCAGCCTAGGGGCAATGGTTGTTTATTCTGCGGTAATGACTGGATTGAGCTTCAGAACGGCTTATGGAGCCATTCAAATCTATGATTCGAAATATTCTAACTCTCGTCCATATATGGCAAGCAGAATGCCGGATAGTTCGATTGTTGATCATACCGTTATTGGGGATGTTGAGAAGTCTTTATATTTAATGGCAGCAGGTATTGCTAGAGTTCTTATCAGTGGAGATATTTTAAGTCCTATTGATGATAATACCGCCCATCTTGGCTCTGTTGCACGTACATGGGCACAATGTCATATCCAAAATCTGTATGCATACAATCTTCCTACATATGCTGATAACGCTGCAGCATTAGCAGGAGGCAGAACTGCAGGTTTTGTATATAAAACAGCTACTGGCTCAATCTTGGTCGTGTATTAAGATTAAGGGAATATTATGTGGACAGCTCTAATAGGCACAATAGGAGGATTGCTTTCAGGCAGTCTTCATAAATTACTTCAGGAATTCACTAATACCAGAGAGCATAATCGAGAAAAGGAATTCCTAACTTTACAGACTGATCTTAGATTTCGGTTGCATGTCGATGCTGGAACAAACGAAGCAAGATTTAATGATGCTAGCGTTGTTAAGCTTGGGGATAACAAAGCTGCCGCAGTGACGATCTACGGCATGGCCGGCACGCGCTACATCGCGGGCAATGGCATATCTGCAACGATGGGCGACTTGGTCGCACTGCTAAGCGCATCAGCAACAGCACAGGGTACACTGACATGAGCGATTTTTTTTTCGGCGAGACATCAAAAAACCGCATGGCCGGTATCGACCCGCGCATGCGCGAGATTGCGGATTTAGCGCTCAAGTTGTCGCATGTCGATTTCGGCATACCCCAGCACGGCGGGCGGCGCACGCCAGAAGAACAGAACGCGCGCTTCCACGCGCGCGCATCAAGATGCGACGGGTACAAGACGCTGAGCGCTCACCAATCCGGGCGGGCGCTGGACGTGTTTGCGATCATCGGCGGCAAGCCGACATGGGAGCCTGCGGCGCTCGCAATGGTCGCGTGCGCGATGCTGCAAGCGGCCTCGATACTTGGGCACCAGCTGGAGTGGGGCGGTCTGTGGCGGTCGACAAAAAGTGTTGGCGGCGTGCCGTACGGCTGGGACGCTGGGCACTTCCAGCTGATCGAGGATTGACGCGATGAAAAAACTTATTTCATGGATTGCTGGCGGTAGCGAAACCGCGGAAAAACTGGCGGACGCTGCGATAAAAAGCGGCGATGCACTCATCTACACGGACGAGGAAAAATCGAAAACAGCAGAGCGTCAGCGCGATTTATATTTTCGTTTTTTGGAATTGTCGCGCGATGAATCCAGCATCAAGAGCATCACCCGGCGCGTGCTTGCGTTTGCTGTCATCGGCCAGTGGCTGGCGCTCATCAATCTGGCCGCAGGGCTGGGGGTCTGGGGCGCGCTTGCAGAGACAAAACAACCGGCAGAGGCCGCCCTGTTTGTTTTCGGGCTGATCCAAGATATGTTTTGGTTTGTGTTTGCTGTTGGCACATTTTACTTCGGTGCCGGTATAATCAACCAAGTTTCCAAGGGCGCAGGCGGTGGGCGAAAAGATGGAGCAGGACGTGAGATTTAGTGACGCGGAGCTTGCCGGGTTGAAGGCTATGATGATGCAGCACGTCGAGGACGAAAAGAGCTGGCGAGATGAGCACTGCGCCTGGCGCAAAGAGCAAGATGGCAGATGGCAAGCCATCGGGGACCAGCTGGAATCGCTGGTCGCTGCGACGGCAAGCAACGCCAAGGCGGTGGCCGATCTGATCGGTGAGACCCGCGACATCGTGCAGCTGCACAAGGATTTCCAAGGTGCCGCGCGCGTCGGGTCTGCCGCCCAGCGTGCGGTTTTGTGTGTCGCAAAGTGGGGCGCGATTGGAGCTGGTGCTGCGGCCATCCTGCAAAAAATGCTTGGCTGGCCGCCGGGATGATCAGAACACAGACCACACAAACATTGACCCCCAAAAAATAAACAGCCCACAGCAGACAAGCGCGCGCGAATAAAACTTGTCTGCAATGCTGTCGCTTTCCCACGCCAAATTTTTCCACTCTAACGACGCGCGAATAGCAAAGCCAACGCAAGCGCCGAGTGAAAAAATCATAAAAACAAAAAGCACGATTGATAAAATTGTCATTTTTTTCTCCGTCTATCTAGATTGTTGGCAGGCAAAAGCATGTCGCCCTGCACCGCCGCCTCGCCAGCGCCGACTTTCGCATCCTCGAACAGCCGGGGCTGTGCGTAGGCTTGCTCTATTCGGCGGCAGGCTATGTCAAAGTATTTGCGTTCGCGCTCAATCCCAACGAACGCCTTGCCCAAGTTCACGCAAGCCACCCCAGTGGTTCCCGTACCCATGAATGGGTCGCAAACCGTTTCGGCTTCCGGGGCGTGGCTTATGCACCACTCCATCAGCCGCACCGGCTTCTGTGTCGGGTGCTCTTTCTCGTAGCTCGTCACGCTCAGGCGGTGCATCTTTGCCGGCTTCTTGAAAGAGCACCAAGCCTGTTCGCACATCGCCAAGCTGAAGTTCTCCGGCTGCATCTTGTCCCACACCAAGAACGTCTGGCTCGGCGGCAGCGGGAAGTAATTGCCGCCCCACACAATCAGGTGCTTCGCCTTCTCTTGCATCAGGCCAAACAGCCAGGCGGCCGGCGCTTCGGCGTCCCACTCCATCTTTTCGTGCGCTTGCCGCACCGGGTTTGCCGCAATCCCAATGCCGTATGGCGGGTCGGTCAGCACCAGATCAACGGGCGGAAGCAGCGGCAGCACTTCGCGGCAGTCGCCGTGCCACAGTTCGCAATTCCCGATTGTCACTTTCTCAGCCATCATCACTCCGTAGTTACCGTTTTGCCTGCCAACCCGTCGGTCAACACGGACGCGCCAAAAGCGGCGCGCCGTCTATCTAAATTATTAAAAATTATGTTGCGCGTTCCACTCCGAGTCCTTGCGCAGCCCGCACCGCGTGCAGATAAACTCGCCGCGCCGTAGATTGTCGATATGGTCGGCCATGCTAAGACATAGCGCGACCAGATCCTCAAAATGCACGCCAACGCCATGCACGTAGTCATTCACCGTGGCAAAGCTGTAGTCTGCCGGCATCGTTATGCCTTCCAGCGTTTCGGTCAGCACCTTGCCGGCTTCGGTCATTGTGTAATTCATCGCCAGCCTCTTGATGTCACGTTTTGGATGTCTATTATCGTCCCAGCTTAGCCAGCGCGTGGACCACAGCGTGAAACAGATGGTCCTTCGCTTGCTGCTCTACCGGCAGCGCGTCGAACGGAACAATGCACGGGTGGCGCTTCGCTTCCGGGTCTTTCGTCGGGCCGTGCTCCCAGCCTTCGGCCAGCTTCTGCGCCATCCAGCTTCCGTGGCTCGCCTGCGCCCCCGCATTCGGGTTTTCGGTGTGCAGCTTCACGCCGAGCATTGCGCTGTCCTTCTGCCACTGCGGCGCGTCTTCCCATGCTGGCGACAGATGCGTACAGGCAGGCTGTGTTCATCGAGAAAATCCTCAATACGGCATGACTGGGTTATCTCGACAAACGGGACTCCAAGTATCTTCGCTACCAGCCGCGCGATTTTTTTGTCGCGCGCTGGCGCCCAATCCTTGACCCAGATTGCGCGGCAGGCCTCAGCCTCCACCCATGGCTCGCAGTAGTGCTTGTCGTGGTATCTGTGAGCGGCGCAAAACGATTCATAATCTTGCTGTGATGGCGCATCGAAAATCGCGCCCAACTCCCACTCTTGTGCCAGCTCCACCGCACTCAGCGGATACCAGTCTTGACCGCCATCCTCGCGATAGTACCGGCCACACCCCACGCGCTGGCCATGGTTTACTTCACTCCACACGTCGCGCTCGAAAACTGCGCTGGCATGGCCGAAGACCGCTAAGCCAATCGGACCGATAGGCCGGTCTGCGGTACAAATTTCCACGCCCGACAGCGCGGTTTTGGCCGCTCTCAGGATGCCAAGCGGTGTGGAGCTGCCGCGATAGGCCCGCAGGCCGTGGAATGAGGTGATCAATGCTCCTTCTCCTTGCGGTCTATTATCCAGCTCTCTGATACCCACTCCATCAGCACTCCATGGGTCCGCATGTGCTGCACGGCTTGATACAGGGCCACGTCACTTGCCGACGCCCGGTACCTGCCTTGCTCTCGCTTGACGACCCAGCTCTTGGGTACGCGCAAGAGCCGGGCGAACTGGGACTGCGACAACCCAAAATTTTCACGGGCCAGCCGCAGTTGGGCCGGGTTCATGCCGCACCCATAGGATAGTAGTTATGGTAAATAGTCACTTCTTTGAAGCAATTCTTGCACGACGAGCATTCGCCCTGCTCTTGCTCTTGCGCGTGCATCCCGCTACGTGCAAACGAAACGGGGTCAAAGTTCATGTGACCAAAACTCCAACAAGGCTTTGCAAGTTCATCTAGTTCAACTTTGCGCAATGTGTGATTTCCGAATTTCATATTCACTCCAAATTCACTCTAATCCGTCAGTCGAGCCTACCAGCAGGCCGATCAATCCCGGCTCCCACCAGCTCACATCGAAGAGGGATATGGCATCCTCCCTCGACAGGGTATGAATTACGGGCTTGTGCCCGTAAATCCGTTGGTACTGCATCCGAGCATCTGTGCCCGACAGTATGCGTCTATAGACGCTGGATGCGGGCCGGCATGTTGCCAGCAGATAAGCCTTGCGCCCCTTCTGGGACGAGAAGGCAAGAAATTCCGGGAGATCCAAGCAAGACGGATCTCCCGAAACTTTTACGTAGAATCTTTTCATATTTTTACTCAGCGCCGCATTGCACGAAGCCAACATGCCGGAACATGGCCATTTTCCGGACACTTCCGTCCGGCTGGGTTTGCTCAGCGCTCTCCCGGACGGAGAACGCATAAACCGGAGTGATGCCCTGATCCAGCAGGGCGTCTTCCAGAGCGCGCATCATCCATGGCGCGCCCCCGATCATGGCCGCCGTCGGGTGCGGGTCATTGCCCTCATCCGCACCAAGGCCGTTGTTCACGGCCAGTGCTGCGACAGTCTCGCAGCGCTCCACGATCTCCGACAGGGTAGGCAGCGTGTCCACTGTCAGGGAGTGGACCAGCAGGGCGCGTTGCTCCGATGGCAGGTCTACCACACCGACGGCCAATTGCTCGGCGCTGGCCGGGTGCTGGGTCAGGTTCACGATAATCATGATAAATCTCCTTCCGTGCGGACAATCTCCCTCCGCATTTTCAAAATGCGCCGAAGTCGGCATCTTTCGGCGGGCGGTCTTCCAAGGGGTCAAGATGTGATCATTGTCCAAGCTCCACGTAGTACCAGCGCACGACTAGTCCGCTGCGCTCGCGGCGCGCAAGTCCTTTGCGCACCAGATGGCCGAGCAGTATGCTTGCCCCTGGGCGCGTCATCTTCAGCGCCCCCATGGCATCGTCACACGATATGCCGCGCCGGCCGGCATC